CCGTCTATCCCGCCTGGAGAGGTTGACGGGAATCGAATCACAGTTGCCAAACACGCCGCCACTGACATCATGTACCGCGACCTTGGACTAGTGACGGGAGACGTTGACCAGTCCTCGTTCGACGCCCTCGACAGCTCCGCGATCGCGGCTCTGATCTACGATCGCGAGTCGAGCCGCGACATTCTTGCGCAGATTGCCGACGAGTTCGGGTGGATCTTCGCGCACGACCTGCAAGGCCGCGAGCGTGCCGCGAAATTCATGGAGCGCATTGGGTCGACCTCATACGACTACGACGTGACGACCGCCGACATGATCCGCGAGACGGTGACAGGCCTGCAAGCGACCGCAATCGAGGATGTCGTCACGCTCCCGACGTTCTTGGGAGACTGGACGCAGACCGATGGATATCGCCACTCATACGGCGTCTCTGATCTCGGCATCCCGCCCGACGATCTCGGCAGCGACAATTTCCGACGGTACGTTTTTGGGTATTGGGACGAGCTGACCACTGACATGCGCAGCTTCTACCGCAAATTCTACGAAGGCCTTCAGATCTCCGGAGTGCGACAGGCTGGCGAGATCCCAATCCGCTTCCATCTCGGAAACGCTGGCTATGGCATGATGCTGGCGCGGTCCTCATGGATTTCGCGACGGAAGCCGATCATCGAGTTCTCCATCCTGGAGACAAGCGCGAAAGCCGCCGCTCTGGTCGGCGATCGAATGCGCGTCACGCATCGGCGCTACCTCCAAGCGGGTGCGATAGGGACTGTCGTTGCGCGCTACTGGAGTCCGGAGGCTGGATCCGTGCAGTACACCGTCATGCTTGATCCTGCGCCGATCGCTGGCGGGGAGACAAAGGGCGGCTGGAGCTTCAACTTTGGCAACAATTGGGGAGAGCTGACACCATGACGGCAAGCACCGAACCACGCGGCGGACTGGAATACGGCTGGGATCCCGGAGAAGATGGCTGGGGTCCACCCATGAACGCGAATCTCCTGCGCCTCTCGCGGGTCGGTTTCCACCCGTCCGTGGTCAGCAAGTCCACGACCGCGCCCCCTGGATCTCCTGTCTCCGGCGAGGGGTATATCGTTCCGTCCGGAGCTACCGGAGCATGGTCTGGGCAGTCCGGAAAAATCGCGATCTGGGATGGCGCCGCATGGGCCTACATCGCGCCCCGCGACGGGTTCCTTGTCCACGTCGCCGACGCCGACGGCCTGGCGCTCTACGACGGCGGTGCGTGGTCTGCGGATGTCTTGCGGGCGGATCGGCTGGCGACGGCTTACGCGCACTCGCAGGCGGGCGGGAATCCACATGGAACGACGGCGGCGCAGGTTGGGGCGCTGGCCGCAGACAACCCAGACTTCGCAGGGGCGCTTAAACAGGGGGGCGTGACTCGCATCACGAGCGGCGGCGGGGCTTGGCTCACATCGATGCAATCCGCCAACCTAGCCGGTGCGGGAGACCGTCCGGTAGCCGCCGACCTTGCCGGGACGCTGCAGCCGAAGACGCCAGACCAATTCCGAAACATGATTTTTGCTCTCGCCTCGTCTCTCAAAGGCGCGGCCAACGGCGTGGCGGAACTTGGGGCGGACGGCAAGGTCCCGTCGGCGCAGCTTCCGACTTCGACGCTTCCGACAGATCCCGTCTTTGACACGGTGACGACCACCGGTGCCGCCTACATCGGGACGAACCTGGATGTCACCGGGAACGCTGTGGTCGATGGGTGGGCCTCCATCGCCGGCAGTTTGACCGCGGCGGACGCTCGATTCACAAACCTATCGCACACGCTTGGCAGCACTGCCACCCAGCTTCCTGGGGCCGACGAATCCGGGAACCTTGTTGCTTCGGGCGTTTCGACCACTGCAGGCAGCACGGGGACCATGCTGGTTCGGAAGTACCAGATGTTCATCGGGCCACTGGGATATTCCGACTACGGTGTATCCACTGGCGGCGGCCTTTTCGTGTCCAGCGAAACCGCTGCAGTCACGCCGATTCTTGCGATCGGTCACGGGACAGAAAGCGTCGCGATCATCGCCGATGTGCGGTTCTGCCAAGTCGTCGCCGCAGGAAAGACTGGTATCGCTCCGGCGCTGAAAGCACAGATGCGAGTCGAGAGCATCGGAAGCGGCGGTTCCGTGGGAGGGTACGGATCCCGAATCACTTTCCGCGCTCGCGCGGACAACGCGAACGACCTCAGCGACGTGTTCGCGTTGGAAGCCGGTCTCGCGTTGTCCAAGGCTCCGTTCCGCACCGACAGTGCCTGCTATAGCAAGGCCGCGATCAGGACAGCTACGACGACCACAGCAGCGAACAACCATGTCGTCATTTTCGACGGTATGGGCGACCGCACGGAGACGCTACCACCCGCAACCGGGTCGAATCGCGTGCTCGTCATGAAAAATCGAAGTGGCGCGTACAGTTGGACGCTTGATGGAGATGGAAGCGAAACCATCGACGGGGCGGCGACGCTTGTGCTGACCGCCAATCAGTGCGCCACCCTGATCGACTACACAACAGGGCAATGGGCCGTGATCGGAAAGGTGGCCTGATGCACGACCTCGAATCTCTCGCCAGGAAAATCGACCAGATAGACGCGAACACCTGGATCATGCTGGGGTCGCAATGATGGGCGATGACATTTTCCGGAGGAGATCATAATGCATCCGTTACTTTCAGACGCACTTCGCGAAGCTTACGCCACCTCTACTATTGAGTACGAGGTTGTTAACACGCTTGAGGTGTCGTCTGAAAGTGCTGGTGTTTCTCCTATGTATTTATGCTCAGGTAACGTGCAACGCGATTTCCGTTTGGAAACGTCTGAGATTGTTACGTTCTTACCTGTTCCTTTTGTGTTTTCATTTCCTGGCATGAATGCTTCCGGGGCAAAGGAATTAAATATCGGCATAGAGAACGTGCGCGGAGAAGTTATTTCTTTGTTGGATACTGTACGCAGAAGTAACGCTGTTTTGCTTGTCAAGTTTCGCAGCTTTATTGTAGAGAGAGCGTTGGAAGGTCCGCAGAACAACCGGCCTATTATCTTTGAGGTTAGCGGAGCTTCGGCCACCGTGAAGGGCGTCACAATTCGGGCCACGGTGCCTGACATCGTAAACCGGAGCTTTCCTGCCAATGCCTACTCCTATGCCGAATACCCAGGGCTTCGCGGATAGAAGGTTCGACGCTGCGATCCAGGCGGCACTCGGAAAGCCCTGGACGGTCCTGGGGCGCGGTCCTGACGCCTTCGACTGCTGGGGCTTCGTCCTGTGGGTCTACAAGGCCAAGGGGATCGTCCTGCCGGACTTCGCCTACGACATCCAGAACGACCGTGCAGCCCTGTTCCAGGTGGGCGCACCGGCCCTTCAGAGCCAAGGCTGGGAATCTGTGGCCACGCCTTTCCCCTACTCGATCGTGACCCTCGGGCAGGGCCGCAGCGCGACCCACGTAGCTGTCTGGCACCCTTCTGGGGTGTTCTACCACTGCCTTGAGAAGCAAGGTGTAGTTGGCTACCCCGCTTCGCGAATTGACATGCTGTTTCGCACGAAAACATTTTGGAGGCAAAAATGCCGTACTTAAACGTAGTCAATAACGTGTTCGTAAAAGAAACCAAAAACGTATTTTGCAAAAGCCGTACAATTAACGGAATGTTGAAGGAAGCGAACGCAGCTCCTGACGGACCTTTTGTTGTTATGCAAGGACATACTCCCATTTTGCGCAAAGATTGGGACATTGAACAGAACGAGCTTTCGGCATTTACCGTTGTTTGTGTCCCTGCCGGATTGGAGACAGGTGCCATTTTTGTCTTGACAATGCTGGCAAGCTACTTGGTCACTTCATACTTGATTGACAGGGCTTTGCCTGCTGAAACGCAAAAGGTATTCTCGCCGAAAGTCGGGCCTGCTGTTTTCACGTTCGACGGTCAGCAGAACATCCAGCGACTAAACGAACCTGTTGAATGTGCTTATGGAAAGAACCGCTGGTACCCTTCCTACTTGTGCGCACCTTACGTAACCTACGTTAACAATCAAGCCTTCTTGCGAGCTTGGTTTAGCCTTGGCAACGGCGATTTCCAGATTGAAGACGTTTATGTCGGTGATAACCCTGTTAGCTCTTTTCCTGGTTCGCAGTGGGGATACATTCCCCCTAATTCTGGTCCAAATCAAATTGCATGGTATGTTCCTTTCTTCACAGAACTCGGTGACTTGGGCGGACTGTTTGATGTTGCGCTTTCTCCAAAGGACTTGGCAGGCGTTGAACTAAAAGCCCCAAACGAGCAGAATTATACAGAAGTCGGTTTTTATGCAGTTTGCGGCCACACCGATATTATTAGTGATTTGCAGTTCAACTTTAGTTTTCCTCAAGGATGTTTTGATCCAAATGCTGGTGAAAGAACCGTCGAGGTAAAACTTACGTGGTATAAGGAAAGCGGGCAGTACCAAGGAGCTTTTTATGAGGAAACAGTTGCTTTTACCTACAATACGTATAATCCTCAAAAGATAAGTATTCGCAAGCACTTGTTTGAGGAATTGGTTAAAGGCTCTCAATCTACAATCCCTGGTCAGTGGCAAGTGAAGGTTCAAAGGCTTACTTCTATTCCTGACAATTTTGCAGGTCGCGATCAAGTTATTCTTGAAAGCGTAACAGCTCTCGGCGGATTTATGACAGTCTATAAGACTTCGGCCATCTACGTCGCCCTGCAAGGCTCAGATCGAATGGTTACAGATGCCGCTTCCAAGATCAATCTTGTGGCCACAAGAAAGCTTCCTGTTTTTAACGGGTTGACTTGGGACACGCTTCCAACCAGACATCCTGTTTGGGCCGCTATTGATGTACTTAAAGCGGAGTATGGAGCGCAGCAGAGCGACGATCGTTTTGATTTGGTTTACTTCAAGAGCATTGCGGACAAGTATCCAGATGTGACGTTCGACCACGTATTCAACCAGAAGACTACGACACACGAAGCCTTACGGTCAATCTTTAGAGTCCTTCGCGGTACACCTTATACTGCCGGTTCTGACTATCGTGTTGCGATTGATTCGCCTTACGATTTACCTGTTGCGTTCTTTGGTCCTGATAACGCCTATGATATGAATTGGTCTATGGTGATGAAACAGGAGCTGGATAATGACGCTGTTAGTGTCAGCTACGTCGATCCAGAAACAGGCTTGGCTTCCGACGTGCAGTTTACGCCTCACGGTTCTTTGGGCATTAACCCTAATAAGGTAAGTGTTGTTGGGCTTACTTCAAGGGAAACAGCTTGGCGCACTGCTGCTTACATTTATCAGTCCGAAGTCCTGCAAAGAGACTTGATCGAGTTCTCGGCAGGTCTTGATGGCTTTATCCCAATGTTAGGCGACTTGATCTCCGTATCCTGGCCCTTCCCGGCCTGGGGGCAAGCCGGTATTGTGCTTGAGCATGACGTAGGCACCTTGACATGCTCGGATACCTTGCAGGCTGTCGCAGGCCAAGCCTGGATCATCCTGCGGTCGGCCAAAGGGGGAGTCCTCGGCCCTTACAAGTGCAACATTGGAACGAACCCGAACGAAGTTATTGTTACGGATACACTTCCTACGAACATCGACTTTGACGCGCTTGGTAAAGATCCGGTCATGTATGCCTTTGGATCAAGCTCTACTTTGTCTCGTCTTTTCAGGGTTACGCTTGTTGAGCCTTCCGAAACAAACGTGCGCATCACTGCTACAACTTACGATTCTTCAGTATTCGCCTACGACACGCGAACTGTTCCTGTTGATGATAAGAAGCCTTACCCTTTGAGCGAAGGAGAGGTTAGCTGGATTAAGGTTGAAGAAAATACTGAACAGCTTTTGCGAATGACTTGGGCGTCGGAAGACAGTCCTTACGGCTATCGTGTCCGCTACACCTGGGATCCAGTACTTTCCGGAGTCAACGACTACGCAAGGTGCAGGGCTAAAACGTGGTACCCTAACTATTGCGATACTACTTCCGATTTTGAAACCGCAGATGTTTTCGGAACTACCGCTTACCTTCGTAGAGACATTGGAGAACTGTTCATCGAATTGGCTGGGCTGGACAATCTCGGCAATCCAGTTGAAGAAAAAACTAAAGTCTGGAGAGCTAAGTTCGCAGACTTTGCTCAGAGCACAGGTGTAAATACTTCTACTGTATTGCAGTACGACACAGGAGCAATTAGAGATGGTCACTATGCTGACGTTGGTATCGGCTACCCCAATAGCTCCAGGTCAATAAAAAGAGAAACATCTGTTTTGAAGTTCTACACGGATATGCCTGCTGGCGCTGGTGTAAAGCTTCAATTGACGCTGCACAAAAGCTATACGCAGCAAACTCCGGTTATTGGCAAAACAGCCGAATTTCTTTTTCCAGATACAGGTTATCTGGAAATAACTACAAAAATGCTTGAGCAAAAAGGCTGGCAACTGGGCTTTTACGCAGAACGCTGTTCTTACATTTTAGCAAAACTGGTAAATCTAGATCTAACAGCTCTAACTTTAGATCTTTACATAGCTGACGAGGATTGGAGCAGTTACAGTGCAAACTCTATTAAACTCGCCCTAACCACTTACGGGCAAATAGATACAACAGGGTATCCTCCGCCGCCTTCTGGTGTATTTCGTGCAATTAGAGCAAAGCAGTATGTAGGGGTAAAAGCTCGCCTAATCCAGCCAGATGGCAGAACCGAGTACAACCAGTTTTGGGACACAAACTCTAGCACTATTGTAACTGAGAAGATTGGGCCAAATCTTGTAAATTACGACAAAAATGGGATGCCCGGTTCTAACCTTGGTACTTTGACCGAAAACAAGCGTTTTGACTTTGCGGTTATGGGTAGACTTAATGCTCACGTATATAATACACCTACGCTGTTTTACGGTAATACATATTTGTTACATACAGTAACCCCGTACTTATGGGAAGACTGGATAGTTCCTGGTGGAGGAGGTTTTACACCAAAACAAATTTTTGAATCCATCAACAATCCAAGGTTCGTTAAGTTTTTCTTACCGTCTTCTCAAAATAACTATGAGGTGGATATAGGTTATGAAAAGTATGTTGTTCGTTGGAATTTCACAGGTGCTCTTTTTGTAGATTGGCTACTAACTAAGCATCCTGCTAATGCTGACGATTATACAACAACCTTGCCTTTTACAGAGTCGGAGCTTACAACCATCTCTAATAGCCGAATGGTTCTTTGTGATTGGGATTACCCCACAGGGTTAGTAATGGGGCAAGCTTTGTGCTGCATTTCGACAACTTGGGGAGGGCAGGACAATTACCCGTATGTCAGCTCTCCGTCAACACCAGTACCGACAGCTTACACTAAAAATATCGTATTCGAGCTAACTTGCCCTTAATCTGTGGCCACAGGTTTCTTGATAGCTTCGACGTGACCCCAATCCGGCCCCCAATCTCCGTCGGCTATCACTGGCACGCGGAGAGGAAGGGCTGTCTCCAGTACGTGTTGCATGTAGTCGAAACCGTCGTCGCGGTCCCCTGGGTCAGAGAAGTCCAGTTCGTCATGCACTTGCAATCTAGGGACTCCGATGTAATCGAAAACACCTTCTTGCCATAGACGGACAACCGCCACCTTCAGCAAATCTGCTGCGGAACCTTGAAGCCTTCTGTTTAGAGACTTGT